ATTCATCTTCTCTATACTTCATTGAAATACCTGCTTCAAATCGTTTTACTTCTTTACCATATTCAAAAATAATAATAGTAGGTACTACTTTGATATCCCATTCTTTTTGAATAACTGCACCGATTTGTTTATTAGCTAAATCTACATATCCAGTATAGCATTTCTCTATTTTTTCAAGTGGGATTCTGTTTGCCCAATTCCAAGAAGCATTGACTTCTATAACTGCACAAAACTCGTTTTTCATTAATTGAATATCTTGAAAACTATCCAAAGATACTGATTGAGATTGTAGCCATGATGTAGATAGTCCAAGCCACAATAACAACATACTTATCCATTTTTTCATAATCCATCCTATTTATTGTTCATATTAAGTAGGGTTTCATTGATACTTCTTGTATCCTCTTTAATGTCATCTACTTTATCTTCTAATTTTTCTACTTTTTCTTCAGTATTTAAAATAGAATTACGAATCATCTGATCCTTTAAGTCGTATTCTGTTCTGCTTATTGGTGGTTCAGGTAATTGTTTAGCTTCTTCAATGTCTGCTTGAAGATTAAACCATAACCCAACTACCATAAATATTGTTACACAAATACTGATAAGTGTTTCAATACTGAATGTAAATTTAGTTCCTTTGCCAAGTTCCACTTTAATATCTCCTTAATTTTAGTTTTGGTTTTTTTAGTTTCTGTTTTATGCTTTTCTTTTTCATTCCAAATAATCTCTTTGGTATGTATGCAAAAGCTGTTGATTTTGTTACATTGCTCATAAGTTTAATTTTTCTGCTCTCCTTATAGCAGGAATAATGTGGTCTACTACTGTTTCATCTACCAATGGGGCAGATATGTTTATTGTGATGTTATTTCCATTACTTGTAGGACTTGGTAATGGTGTTACATCAATTCGTTCCATACCACTTGCATTATCTCCTACTACTACTCCATTTCCAATAGGTAAGGTAGTTCTGCCCTTTGTTACAAAACTACCACCAGTTGCAAAAGAGGAAAATAAAGAATCGGTTACTTTTCCAATCATTCCACCTGCCCCTGCTGCTAAAGCCAAATTTAATGGAAATGGAACACCTTGCATAATTTTTGTAATTAATGATGCAGTTGATTTTGCAATTTCAGCTTTGATTACTGATACACCAGCTTCTTTTGCAGATTGTCCTTGTAAGATTGCTGCTTCAAGATTTTGTGCTATTCTTTGTTGATATGCTTCATTTTCTAATTTTTGCAAAAACTTGATATTCTTTTCTTGTTCTTTTGCATATTTATTATCCAATTCAATTAAATGACTATAATTTTCATCTGCTACATCCATATCAGGTAAAATATCATCTTCATCATCTGTTAATAATGGTATATCAGGTCTTTCAGGAACAGGAAGTGGTTGAGATGCTTGTCTTGCAAGTGTATTAATAGTTTGTCCAGTTATAAAATTAAATAATCCAACTCTTTGAATTAAAAAATCCATTGTTGATAAAAATCCTGCAAACAATCCTGAAGTAGCTTCTACTTCGTCTTGCAATTCTATTCCAATAGTACCTTGTAAATTTTCGAATGCAGTAGCTAATTGATTAGTTGCATCAGTAGCATCTAATTCTTCATCTCCAAGTTGTGCTACTTTTTCTGCAGTAGATTGTAATGCTGCTTGAATAAATGCTTGTTTTCTTTCATTTTCATCTAAATCTTTTACTAATTTACCATTTGCTTCTGCAAACTTTTCATAAGCTAAATTTGTATCTAATACAATACCGAGATTATCTAACATAAGTTTTGATTGCCTACCAATACCAGTTGTTAAACTCTCAATACCAAATAAAGCATCTTGTCCTACTGCCTTCGAAAGTCTTTGTGCATTGTCAATTAATTCTGCAAAAGCATCATCATTTTCCACAATACCAAGCAACATAGCATTATTTGCTTGAATCATTAAATCAACATCTGACACAGTACCATCAGTAGCTTTTCTAAACTTTGCTAATGATTCATCATTAAAATCAACTGCTTTACCAAGATTTCTAAAACTTCGTTCAAGTGATATGGTTTGTGAACCTAATCTTATAGCAGAAGCAGTAAAATTCGCTATTGCCTGAACACTAAATGCTGCAGCTATTACACCACCAATAGTAGCAAAACTTTTCTTTAATCCATCATTTTGCTTCTTTATATCTTTTTGTTCTTTTTCTACTTTGTTAAGTGCTTGAACAGCTTTTTTAACTTCGGCTTGAACTAATAATCTTATTTTTTTATCTGCCATTCTTTTCTACCTCATACTCTCTTATGGAGTTTAGTTCGTTATCTATAATTAAAAAATTGTCTACAATAAATGAATCTGCTTCATCTAAACTTCTTGCTATCGGAATATTAAGATTCTTACTCATCTTATATTCTTTTATGGTTTCCCCTATCCAATCCTGGTAAAGACATTTTGGATTGCAAAAAAGAGGTAATATAAAATATAGGTTTCTACCCATAGAAAATTTAGAATCTTGAAACTTGTCAAACACTCTATCAATTTCCAATAATACATCTTCTTCGTCCTTATATGTCTTTACTTTATTAGTGATTGGACTTTGCCTTTTATAAGGAAACTCTTTGTCGAAGTGTGGATAACCATAGTGGCTAAACCACACATACGACGACAAAGCCATTAGCCTTTTTTTGAAATATCTAAATATTCAGTTAGACATTTCGAAAGCAAAGCATCAATTTCACCCATTGTTAAGGGCTTATCTTTGGCAACATAATCGCTTTCTGATAAGCCACTTATCTTTTCTACAAATGAAAGACAATCATAAAACTTTTCGGTATCTACTTTACCAGTAGAATCTAAAGCCATCATTCTCATTTTTTGTAGTTCTCGTTTTTCTTTATAAGTAGGATTGTTTATTTCCCACTCTTTATCGAACATTTTTACCTTCATGTTTTACTCCTTTACCAACTTGAATTAGTTACTGCATCACAAAATTCAAACTTGAATGCTGTACCACTTGCTGCACCACTTGCAGTAGGTTGTACTACTTTAAATGGAATTGTGATTATAGCACCTGTGTCTGCATTTAGATCATAATTCACAGCAGTTGAATATACTTCTGCTGTAATATTCATTTCTCCTACACTTGATACTGTACCATCACCTTGTTGTAGTGTTAATGTAGCAGTATCTCCATCTAAGAAGTCCTGTAATACATTATTAGCACTATCATTGTAGTTACCATCATACATAAATGATATTTCACCAGTAATGTTTACTGATGGAACACCAAATGCATAGGCTTCTGCATCACCATTAGCATCTCTACCTACTCTTGCAACATTGTTTTCAAAAGTAAATGATACTGCTGTAATAATAGCATCAGTTGCAGATCCATTAACATCAAATTGTTTTGTATCAAAATATGATTCAATTTGTGTTGGTGATGTACTCATTAGTGTTGGTTCTCCACTATTAGCAGATAATGTTTGTCCAACTTTGAATCCTGTTGAACTTGCAAAACCTGAATAGAAAGTACCATTCAATAGTAATCTACCATCAGTCATATCAAAGTTCATTGTTAGTGATTGTAAAGTACCACTTGTGATGATTTTATCTTCGCCTGATGCAGGTCCATATAACCCAATATCAAATAAACTTGGGATACCAGCACTTGAAGCACTCGCACTTGAACTTAAATCAGGTCTTGATAAAGCTGCACTTGATGATGCTTCAATAGTGTGAACATAAGGATTTGAACCTGTTTCACTATGGTCTTGTAATACATTAGCCAATAATCTTACAAGCCCTGCTCTTTCTGCAGGAACTTCAAAATCAAGTGTTACAAATCCACCTTTTCTTGTTCTAAACTGATCAAAGTCAGTTTCAATCATACCTGCATTGTTGCTTCGTATCTCCCCTGATTCTACAAGATTGAGGACTGGGGCAGATACATTGATTACAGGTAGTAATTGATATGCTGTGTCGTTTGCACCTGCTGTTTCAAAAGCAGTTGCATTCTTTTGTTTAATACCTATGGCATATTGGCTTTTACCATAGACTTTGGAACTTATAGCCATTTGTTATTACTCCTCTTTTTTAACTTTTTTCTTTTTAGGTTGTTCTTTTTTTACTGGCTCTACTTGAACACCTAATGATTCAAATTCAGCCACATTTTCTTCATTCAACTCTACTTCTTTACCTTCTAACAATTCTCTAATCTTTTGATTAGGTGTTTCTAAATAACTTGGTTTTTGAAGTTGAAGTCCTTTAATATGTTTATATTTCATTATGAAACCCCTTCATTTACATTACATTCTAAAGTCATTACAAATCTTTCTACTTCTGTATCTTCTTCATCTCTTTCATATACAATATCGGTTACTTTGGCATTATACCAATCTGTAAGATTTGTATTTCCTAAATCACGATTATCGAAAAAGATTCTCTTTACAAGTTCTGCGACATCAGTTAATCTTTGTATATCTTTATCTCTTGTATAATCAGAACCTGAAATAATTTGAAAACTAATCAATGTTTCATATTGTCTGATATGTGCATTACTTGCATAATCTATAAAGGTGTCAGATTGTGGTCTTAATAAAAAACTCTCTTGCCCCCTATGTTCATCATAATACAAAGGAACACTTGGAATAGTTTGTTTAATAAGTTTTTGAATATTATCTAATACTCTTTCTTTATAAATGTTTTCAAATATTACTCTTGCCATTATCCTTGTCCTCTACTTCTTTTTTTATAATATTTCTTACTTGTTTTTGTGCCATACTTGGTATTGTTGCTCATACCTTGTCTTGTTTTCTTTTTACCATTTCTTTTAACAAAAACTACTGTATTTTTCTTGGGCATTATTTCTTGTATACCTTTTCTGCACCTGCAATTCCGAATGAACCTAAGGTTACCCAAACAAAGGAATTATAGATGTAATCATTCACTAATAATTCTATTCCAACAATTCCCATTACTAAATCCACTATTCCAAATACACACATTAAAGCAAACGAAAGAAATCCTATGATATTCTTTTCGTTGTAATCGTTGTCGTCTTTAAATATTGATAACATTATTTTTTTCTCCCTAATACTCGTTTCTGTGATTTCGGTGGATTCTTTTTTCTTCCACCTGGACTCCATAAAAACTTATCTGCCCAATAAGCAGCAGATGATTTACCCTTAGCTATGTTTCTTCTATGTCTTGATTTAAATGCTCGTCTTGCAGCAGCACTATAATTATGTCCCATACCTTGTGAACCAAATCGTATTAACTTTAGCTTATGTCCTGATTGAGATAGTACAATCGCTTTTTTGGTTTTATGACTTGGTGTCATCTTAGGTCTATTGACTCCTTTTAAACCATATTTTTTTAGTAATTTCTTTTTTCTACTTTCGTGCATTTCTTCTTAATGGTAATTTTAAAGGTTTATGTGCTGCATCTGACATTAATTGACCATTAGGCATTATATGAAATCCCTTTGGTGCTTTTCTTTTCTTCTTTGGTTTCTTTTTAAAAACTGACATTATTTTTTCTTACCTTTTTTCATCTTCTTTTTTTTCTTTTTTCCTTTATGATAAGGCATCTTTATCTCCTTTTAAGTTGTATTGTTTCAATTCCACCACCACTTGTGTGGTCTAATCCTGATACTTCTACTTCCCATTCATCATTGGCAGTATATACTCCAGTTGAGAATCGTACATAAACTCCATGTCCTACTGGTTGAAACGATCCATCAACAACTTCTGCTTCTTGGACTTGATTTACTTTTAGTCCTGAATCATCTCCTACAAAAGTCTTATAGGTTACAGTAGATGTAGAACCTGCTGCAAAAGTACCACCAGTTTCAATAATGACTTTGATTCTATCGTAAGACACACTTGGATAACCATAGGTATCTACAATAGCACCAGTTGTACTTGCATCAATCGATACTTCTTTTACGATTTTATCTCTACCATCTTCATCTTGATCTAATGAAATAACACCTTTTCTAATTAAGTCTAATAGTCCAGTTCCACCTTCTGTGTCATATACTTGAACTTGTAATCGTAGTCCATGTTGTTCATCGTATGGTAATATTGCCATAGATGCTGCTAATAATGCAGTAGCCCTAACGATTACTTCAGGATAATCCCTACCTAAACTATCCCCAGTTCCGACACCCTTGTTCTTGTAGATTGGTTTATTGATATAAGAACGAACAAAGTCAGAACTTCTCGATATAAACTCATTAAAGAGTGTTTTATTATCCCTTCCAGCTGTCATAGTTACATCATAATTGGGATTGCTGTTTGATGTTGGTCTGTAGTAAACAACATCTGCATCTTCATCAAAGTAGTATTTACCATCTGCATCTATGCTTCCGATGTCTGCTACCAATGTTTGTTCGATGTCGTTTTCAAAAAGCATGGTAAACTTACCAACACTTCCAGCTTTGAATATCTCACTATTCCCACTACCACTATGACTTACCCAGTTTGTGATAGTTCTTTTTCTGTCATAATCAAATACAAATGGGGCTACCAGTTGTATATCATCTATTGTGCAATATGTATCAAGATATGTAGTCATTCTCAAATTCTCCTATTAGTTGAGGAACTTCTAACGAATCAATTAGTCTATGTAATTCAGGTAGGTAAAACTCTTTCTCTCTATCTGATATAGTCTTTGCTTGTAGCATTACAGATAGTTCTTTGATTCGTTTTATTGTTTGACCTAAGTCCATTAGTCCCCCTTAATTATTTTGTTGTTCCAAGTTGTCATTCCATTATGTATATCTAAAGTAATAAGATTAAACCATCCATCAGTAAAGAAATCTACAATCCCTACATTATGTGTCCAGTTTACCTTTCTACCTTTTAAAAAATCTTTTTTTATCTTACACAAACACCCCATTGATTGTGCAATATGTATGCCTGAAATGTGTTGCATTACACTTCGTTGGCAATCGTGTGTATGTCCATAAATGACATTACACCCAAGATTCTGTACTGTTGATCTTGCATGGTTTACTGATCCATAGTGTCCACCATGATAAGCATACAGCTTAGAACCTTCTACTTTAAAGAGTTCACCATAAGGATACCATTCGTATCCCCTTTCTTCTATTTTAAATAGATTCTGTGGCTTATATTGCTCTAAATAAGGGTTTTCTTCAACAAAAGCATCATACCAAGCATCGTGATTACCCATAGCCAAGTATTTCTTTTTACACCCTACTTTCTTTAGTGCTTTATCAATTCTGTCTAAATGATAATTGACTTCATCTGCTTCTTTATCAATCAAGGGGAGTTGATATTCTAATGGTGGTCTTTTTCTTCTTGACCATCTCCAATGAGATACATACTCCCCTTCTGCAAAATCACCTAAGTTGATAAATACATCAGGTTTTACTTTTTCAATTACCTTTAATGCACAGCTAAATGCCTTTTCATCATGTAATGGGAAATGCATATCCCCAAAGATGATTCCAGTACTCTTTATTTGTTTCATGTAGTTGTTGCCCTTCTATACCACCCATAATAGAATCGTTCTTGGTCAGGTTCTTCGGATACTAATCTACCATAGAATAAGCAACGATAGGCTTGTAATCGTCTTTTTGAGATTCTCCCTGCATTCTCTATGGTTATTTCTCCAATAACTCCATCTTCTTCGATTTTATTCATTTTTCTACTATTGATGGCTTGTTGTAGTATTCTAACAGCTTGTCTTTGTCCCATATTGACACACATATCGAAATAGGTGGCTTTTAAGTCATTTGGTAAGAAATCTGCTTTACTTGGTTTCCAATAGTTGTTGTAATAGATATTAATTGCATCACTTTTGGTGAGATTCTTAATATCTACATCAGGATACCATCGTTTAGCAATACCAAAGTTGGTTTCACCACCTTTATCGTAGGGATCATTCACATAACCCCCTTCATGCTCTAATACCTTGTCAATGATTTGTTCAAAGGTAATCATGCTGACTTCTTCACCTTTTCGTAACTCCTCAATCCACCAAGTCCCAACATTCCCATCAATATAGTAGTAAGTGTTCCCATATCGAAGGTAGGTAAGGCAATTTGATGTCCAAAGGAATATAACAAAAATGCTAAGAATGGCTGTAAAACGAAATGATAACATAAAGCTACCCCACAAGTCCATCCCACAAAAGGTCGCCATCCTGCAACAAATAAGCTATTGCTATTGGCTTCAACTTTATTAACCTCAATTTGTGCTTTGTTGATCTCTTGTATAAGTTGTGCTTTTTCTGCTTTATCAAGTGTAAACTCGTCTATCTTATCAGCAACTTTATCAATGATTCCTGCTACTACATTTAATTTAGGCATCTTTTTCTTCTTTCTCATCATCTTTCTTATCAAAAGATTCAGTTAGCATTTTAGCAAAAGCACCTTCGGCTACATTCTCACGATCCATTTCAAAAGCCAAAGATGATTTTCTTTTTCTACAATTTTCTATATGTTCTACCAAGATTTTTTGTTCTTGTGATAGTTCATCGTAATTGTAGTCTTTATCGTTTATATTTACTTTTCTTTCTTCACTCATTTTCATAACCCTCGTTTGTTAATAAAATTTTTATCTTGGTAAATATCCATCAGTTTCTACACTTCTTCCTACTGGAAACTCAGACATTCTATGTCCTGTTTGTAGTGTATCATAGCTTGGGTCAAAAAGCACAGCCACTAACCAATTAGCCAGGCTACCATTTGTTGTACTATCAGGTGTGCTTGGTAATATTGTTCTAAAGGTAGTATTGTAAGTCAAACTTGGATTATTTATAGATAATCCTCTCAAACTAATATTAGTAGTTTGGTTTAAATTACAACTATCTGCAATATTGCTCATTTTTAATTCTACTGTAGGATGATTTGGTATTACTGGTAAAGCCATTATTCAGCATCCCTAATTGCTATATATTCTGCTAATTCTGCTTCACACTCAGTAAGTTGTGATTCTAAATTAGCTTTTTGTGCTTCACATTGTGATATAGCATCTTCTACTGGTTTTGTATCGACATAATCTACTACTTCTACATCTTTTCCTGAAGCATCTTGCATAGTTCTTGTATGCTTGATTTCTACTTGTTTACCTGATTCATATACAGGTGCTTCAACTATTTTTTCTGCGATTACTTTAGCCATTTAACTTCTCCTTTAATTCGTTTATTTGTTCTTGTTGTTCTTTTATTGCCTCTATAAGTAAAGGTACAATCTTTTCATATTTAACTGCTTTATATCCACTATCTCTTGTAGTTACTACTTCAGGTAGGACTTCTTCTATTTCTTGTGCTATAACACCTACATCATGTCCTGTGTTACTATGAACACTATTACCATGCTTGTCTTTACCATCTATCCAGTCAAATTCTACACCATTAATCTTATTGATTTTATCAAGTGCATCATCTAATGGTTTTACATTTTCTTTTAATCTCTTGTCTGAACTTGCAAAAGCTACTACATCATTGATAAAACTTGCTTGTCCTGTTGTATCTGCTATAACCAAACTATTTTGTGTGCTACTTCCAAAATCTCCACCACCACTTAATTTATAAGTTGATAATACTAATCCAGTACCATATACATAGCCACACCCAAAACTTTCATTTGATACTCCACTTC